GCGGAGGGTGTGGGATTCGAAACCGACCCCTGCAACGCTGTGATCTGCTTAAACGGCATCGTAGCTGGCAGTGCCGAGACACAACAAGCCTCAGAAGGACACAGCGGCACTGTTTATTACGCCGCGTGCCCCCACATGGGGGCACCGGCGATCTTGATGCCGTGGAGCTAGATCCGCTTCAGAAGAGCAGCGCGGGCCGAGTCGACAGCCCCGATCGGCTGGAGCCCGAGCGCTGTACGGATGTGGACGACGTCGTCCGGGTCGAACTGCGTGGCGGCGGCGGCCGCGATGATCCGGCGGTCATATCCGGGAGCGTGCACGATGGCCAAAAATCTGCCGGCACGCTCCCACGCGAAGAACTCGTGGTCTGGGAGTTCCTGGGTCTCAGCCACTGCCACCACGAGATCCTTTGTGTCAATTGCCAATCCGCACCTACCAATGGGCAAATGGACGACCCCGGGAAATGCATCCTGTGGCCACCGGCAGTCCAAGGTCAACATGACCCACACCGGACCAACGTCACGAAACGGTCACGATCAAGGGTGTTGCTATCCGCTATTGGTGCTGCGGGGAGCGTCAGATATCGGCGCCCATGTCCCTCAGCATGCCTCTCAGCAGCCTGATCGTGGTCCGCTCCGCCTCCTCGCGCTGCTCGGGCGAGAGCTGCGTGATTGCGGCGGCCGCCGACGCCAAGAACACCTCGAATTCACCGTCTTTGACGATTCGCGTATCGAGCTGGTCAATCTTGTCAATGCCGTCTATGGGCGGACCTTCGTCAACCCAGCCATCGAGGACGGCCCCATCGAGGACGGCCTTAATCGCTCCATGCCGCAATCCATACGCCTTCTCCAGGCGTCGGCACGTGGCCGGGGAGAAGTTTTGTCGACGGTGTTTCTCGATGTCGTAGACGACGCGGTAGTCCAGCATGGTGTCGTCCGCGAACTGGCGCCGATTGCTCCACGCGGAGCGCAGGTCGACCCGTCTTGCGACCAGCAGTCCTCCCAGGCGCTCCCAGTCCTCTGAGTTCCAGGGCACGTCGCCACCCTCCTTGTCGCTGGTCTGTGCAGCCATGGCTGTGCGCGCAGGTCGACGCCGCGATCATCTTGGACGCGATAGGACCCCGTCAAGGCTCCCTACGGCTCCATATCAACGCAGGTTACCGGCATCGCGGGTACAGAGGTAAGCAAGTCCGAATGGCAGTATTTGAGTCCTAACAGTTTAGTCGCATTAATTGACTCAATATGACTCCAGTCATAGCGTGTCCCGCATGCCGCCTGTAGAGACAGTTCGCCACAACGGGCCCAGCATTCGTGCATGGCGACGTGCTCGCGGGCTGACCATCACGGCCCTTTCAAAACAGATTGAGATCACCCCCTCCTACCTCTCGAAGGTCGAGCGGGAGAGCAAGACGTCACTGTCCCTCGCCCTCGCGTGCAGGCTCGCCTCGCACCTCAAGGTCGACCTGGAAGTTCTCCTTCGTGAGAAGCCCGCAGTACAGAAGAAGGTGATCGCCAATGGCCCGTAAGAAGAGGACCTTTACCCCCGTTCGCGCCGTGCCCAAGGCCGAGGTGCAGCCCGTCCTCACGGTGCCCGAGATGGGCGCAATCCTGGGCCTCTCCCGAGCGTCCGCTTATGGAGCCGCACACCGTGGCGAAGTCCCCGTGGTGCGCGCTGGAAAGAGGCTGATGATCCCCACTGCGGAGCTGCGCAAACTGCTTGGTCTGCCGACCACCTGACCGTGCCCTGGTCGGTACCCGCTGGTTCTGGTCGCCCAGAAGGGGGAGAGGGCCAGCGGTCTGAAGCGGCTGACCGGTTGCGAACGCTGCATTGCGGCTTGCCGCCCGGTGGAGCCTCTCGTTCTCGTGATGTCGACAGTACGGCGAGACTTTCCACGACCTCCCGTTGGAGACCCCATGTCCATGGATCACAACAGCCCCGAAATGCCCGCGTTTCGCGGTGACACCGTCGAGCACTTAGAGAAGTGCCTGGTGGAAGCCAACCGGTTCGCCGACAACTACGCAGCGCAGGGCGGCATGGAACGGCAGATCGCCCGCCAGCACCAGGAGCGCGCTGAGCAATACGACCAGATGGCGGTGCAGGCCCGGCGCGTAGCCGACGAGTGGCGGGCGCTAATCGACTTCACGACTGCCCGTCGCGCCATGGCGCCGCCTCGGCGCGATCCGTATCCGGGCATGGGCGGTGACGCTGTGATGCCAGAGGGTCAACCGGTGCCATGACGGATCTGATCCAGTTCGCCGCGCTGCTCTCAGCGCTTATCGCTCAGCACCTTGCCCTGCGTCCGCTGCTGCGCCGCCGGATCATCGCGGCCTTCAGAAACGACGCCGTACGTGGCCAGGCATGGGCTCGCTGCAAGGTCCGTGTTTTCTGGCGCGGCGTGACCTTGCGGCCGTACCGTGCCAGGCGGCGGCAGGCTGTGGGTTGCCGCCGGCCGGCCGCTGGCCGCCCGGCCTTATCGCGGCGAAGGATCTTCAATCGACACCGGCATGCGGCCGGCCTTCGCCCCGCTGCCCGGTGCGGACAGGCGCAGTCGTGACGATCATCATGGATGTCCTGGCTTTCGTTGGCGGCATCGTGGTCTGCGTCGTCCTCTTGGTCACCCTGCTTCTGATCGTCACGGTGCTGATCGATCGTGCACGCGATCGAAGGCGCCTGGCCCGGCCACCGCAGCAGACCCTTACCCGCATCGTCCATCTCCACGACCTTCACGACGTCGATACAGACGACCCTCTCGGGCCGCCGCCGTTCAGCTTGAACGGGAGACCTGAGTGAACGCGGCCGACCACTCCAGCTCCGCTACGTTGCCCCGGTCCGCCGGAGAAGGCGTCAATCGGGACGACATCGCGACGCACGCTGTCTGGCCCTTCGCCGTGCTGCTCGGGATGGCTCTGGGAGCGCTGGTTTTCCTTCTTGCTGATTGTGGCGTGGACAGCCCCGCCCCACCCACTCCCGCCCCTGTCCCTGCACCATGTCCCCTTCTTGCCATGGAGCTTCCATGACCGCGACTGCAACGCGTTACCGGGTCGTCTACGACAGGATCGGCCGTGAACACGACGTCGCCCCCCAGCACACCACGGCGAACGGTCCCGAGGAATTGGCCGACCGAATCACCGCCCACGCGCGCCCTCACCTGCTGTCGGAGGACGTTCAGACCGCCGTCGACCTCGTTGCGATGGCAGGGACCATCTACGCAGGCGAGCATCCGGCCGGCTGCTTCACGCTCGAGGAGCTCGGAGAACTCGACGGCCTGACCCCCCGGTCCTATCTGGTCACTTTCCGGCGAGTCGGCCAACTTGCCGTACCACCACTGCGCATCGCCGCCGCCAACATCCAAGAGCTGGCGGACAAGGTCGCTGACCACGCTCGCGCGCACATCGACGCATCGAGTTTGCGAGTTGCCATCAGCTCGGACGTCACTGTCGGCGCCGTCTACAGGAGTGTCGGCGCTGCGCTGAGACGCGTCACCGAGTTCTGGCTGCAACCGGTCGAGGCAGAGGGTTCCGACGCCACGTCGGAACTGGGCGCAGTGATCCGGTCCGCACCGATTGGTACGTAGCGATGCGGTTGGCCCTATTCCACCGCCACCGCTGGACGGCTATCGCGGTGGAGCGCCGGACGCTGCTGACCGCGCAATTGACGCTCGTGCTCCGCCGGTGCAGATGCGGTGCTCACAACGTCGAGGCACTCGTCGGGCGGTGGCCTGACGAACTATTTCTCAACAGTCGATCACCCGAACTCCCAGCTATTGGAGTACCTGGGACCAGCGCGGGAGATCACACGTGACCGTGAATGCCACGCCCGGCCAAGTGCTGGCCTTACTGAAGTCCGGCTGCACGATCGCCGACGCCGAACGCCGCACAGGATGGCCTGCCGGCGCAGTGAGGAAGTTGGTCGACAAGCACGGGTGGCAGGTGGAAGGCGGCCGCGTTGTGCAAGCCAAGCCGATCGGATTGGCCGTTCTCGTTGAGGCGAAACGCCGCGACCGGAATCTGACGCTCCAGCAGGTCGCCGATCAGATCGGCATCGGCCGTAAGGCGCTCCATAACCTCCTCAAGGGACAGGGATCCGAGCGCTCCCGAGAGCAGGTCGCTGCCTGGCTCCAGGGCACGCCTGCCACCGGCATCGAATCCTCCCACGTGGAAGCGGCCGCACCCAATCCAGCGAAAGCCGTCGCTGCGGTGGCGTTGCACGCGACCGTGCGTGCTCGCTTGCAGCAGCGCGGACAGTCCTGGCGTCAAGCCGCCAGGGAGATTCCTCTCCCTGCATCAACGCTCCACGGGCTGGCTTCAGGGCGCCTGTCGGAACGCACTGAACAACGTCTCAAGGCGTGGCTTGCCGAAACCGACTGATGCCCGTCCTTCGCATACGCCCTTTCCGGGGCTCGTCGACCGTCCCCGACCTGAGAGGAACACATGAGCGACACCATCAATGACTGGGTCATTCTTGAACTCCTCGGCCACCGTGTCCTAGGCGGACACCTCACCGAGCAGCAGATTGCCGGCATGGCGTTCCTTCGCCTGGAGGTCCCCGCTGCAGGCGACGCTCCTCCCGTCACGCAGTTCTACGCCCCTTCCAGCGTCTACGCGATCACCCCGACCGATGAGGAAACCGCCCGCGCCGTTGCCCGCCGGCGCCGCCCGGCACCGGTCAACCGGTGGGAGTTGGAACCGCTGCCAAGCGATGACAGTGAGCCGTTCTGAGCCCCGTAGTCCAGCTGGCCAGCACGCTACCCAGCCGCAGGGCCTAACAGGTCATACGGCGGGCCGGCGCACATGGCCCGCTGACGACCCGGACAACGAGACCTCCCCGCGTCAAACGCCTCTCGGGGAATGGCACCACCCCTGACGACTGATCTCACCTTCGCCGCTCTAGACCGCTACCGAGAGGACCCATGGCACTACCAGAGGGCCTGGAACCGATCGATCCCCTCACCTGGCGGACGATCGTGGCCCGCTGTCTTCTCGGGAGCGCGGCGAAGCTGGTAGCGCTCGCCATGGCGAACTACTCCAGCCCCAACGGCGCTGACGTGCGACCAGGCGTGGCGCTGCTGTCCAAAGACACTGACTTGGGCCAGCGGACGGTGCGCGAGGCGCTGGCGAAGCTGCGCCGCGTCGGCCTGGTCTTCCGCACGTTCGAGGCCTCGGCGACGGGGCTGCGGGACATGGCCGACGAGTACCAGTTGACCTTCCCCGACGATCTGGAATCGCGGGTAGCGATGTGGGACCCGAAGCGTCGCAAGATCACCAAGGGCGGCGCGGAGCAGGCGCGGCCCGCGCCCCGGACGCGGCGGAAGCGGACGGAACCACCGGCAGGAGATGCCGGTGGTCAGCCTGTGGATAACTCCGAACCACCGGCAACAGGTGCCGGTGGTCCTGTGGATAACCCCCTGGCACCGGCAGGAGATGCCGGTGGTTACCCGCCGGAAACCCCTCCGGCAAACCACCCCAAAACGGGCACCGAAGAGGGGCTACCCGATGGTAACCACCGGCAGCTTATGCACGAACCACCGGCAACTGACGACAGAACCACCGGCATCTCCTGCCGCCCACCTAGCCATACACCTAGCCATAGACCTAGCCACCACGCAAATACTTCTCCGTACGACGCTGATGTGGAAGGGAACCCGGCTGAAGGTGGCCGGCCTCCCGCCGAGCGCCACTCCGCCGGAGTACTCGCTGCCCTCGCCCAAGCCAGTGGCCCGGACCCTGCCGTGTACGAGGATGCCCGCGACATGCTCGCGCAGCTCCCCGACCTTGGCGGCGCCCATCTGGCCGCCGCCCGCCAGGCGCTCGGCGATGACGCTTCTCCCAGCCAGATCGTCATCCGTGCCGCCGCGCTCGCCAGGGGGAGCACGTGACTGAATCCGCCCATACCGTCGCCCGTGCGGTCCCTGAACTCCTGGACCTCGCTACCGCTGTACGCAGCGACTGGCCGTACGACGAGGTCCAAGCCGTCATCCTTGCCGCCCACTCAGCCGGATTGACCTGGCCCCAGGTCCTTGTCGGTATGGCCCGGCTTCTGGTCGACCCGGCCGCGCGACCGCAAGAGCTCGTCCCGAACCACCGCGACCAGCGTGCCCGCCGCGCCGGCACGGCACCCACCGCCGAATACCTCGCCGCGCGCAAGGCCATAGCCCGAGATGGAGATCACGAGTGATGCGCAAGAGCTCAACGACACCTGCCGGCCCTGACGAGGACGCCGCGTTCCGGCCCGACGACGTCCCAGCGCTCCGCCGTGATCTCCACGGCTGGCTCCGCGACGGCCGCGGCCTCACCTTCCACGCCAACATGTCACGCCACGCGGGAAGCATGATCGGACGCCCCGACCTCGACGGCCACCCCGGCACGATGCGTGCCTACGCGCGGATGCTCGTCGAGCATGAGCAGCGGGCCGTCGCCGACGCCGAGCTGTACTACGTCACCCCCGAGATGACCGCCATCATCCGCGCCGCGGCCAAGTCGATGCCGGCCTTCGCGCCAGCCCCCGATGACTTCCCACACCAGACAGGGCTGATCGTCTTCGGAGCTCCGCTCGTGGAATTCCGGCGCCCTGAGCACACCTCAGCGCTGCTCGTCGACGGCAAGATCACGCTTGACTACCGCGACCAACCTTACGAAGACATCCGAATAGTCGCCGCCACCTGGGGGCCCTTCGACGCCGGCGGCAGCTGGGCGCGCGGCGGAGTCCTCATGAGCTTCTACACCGACCTGTCGCTCATACTCGATCGCATCCTGGAGCCCCGAACACGCGACAGCATCAGGGGCAATCACGCCCGCCTAGTGCCTGACAATGAGTGCGCCATCGCCTACGCGGCTCTCCCCAGCGGGTCCACCGTGGAAGAGCAGCTCCGCGAATCCGACAGTCCGGGCTACACCTCCCACTGGGCCAAACACCTGCTCACCACGCTGCTACTGATGCGCCAGCCGCTGGTCTACCAGCGTTCCCAACCTATCCGGCGAGGCCTTCGCCGGCAGTTGGAGCGTGCTGGGCATCCCACAGGGGACATCCGCATCCTGGACGCACGCCCTCGCCGCTACACGACCGGCCCGGACGTTCCGGATCAGGCGACCGACCATGCCGACACGACCACGCCCGAAGAGCAGGGCGAAAGGCGCACGCTCGGCGTGCGGTTCCCGGTCCGAGGCTTCTGGCGCAACCAGTGGTACCCCTCGCGACAGATCCACCGCCCCCGATGGATCGACCCGCACTGGCGCGGCCCCGACGACGCGCCGATCGTCGGGGCCCAACGCGTCCACGTCTTGCGCAACAACCCGGAAAAGTAGCGTGAGCAACGGTCTACGCGAATGCGCCCGCGCTGAACGCTGCTCAGCCCCCAGGATCGACACCGATCCGACCGGCCGAACCAACCGGCGCCCGGCACTGACACCACGCCCCCTATGCGACGCCGACCGCACCGCCGTCGCCAACACCCTCACAGCCATCCCCGCGCTCTACGTCCACGTACACCAGCACATGGAACAGACCCTTCCGGCCCTCGCAAGCGGACCCCGAATCTCAATCTCCAAAACACCCCCAGCGCTCATCTCCCTCGGCGCCGACGAACTCCTGCGACTCATGCTCGACACTCTGGTTTCCTGGGAGGAACGGGTGCGCACCGTGGCACGCCTCACCCCATTGGACACCGGCGCCGCGCGACTCCGACGAGATGGCGTCGCTCTCGTCCAGGCCACTGAAACGCTCGCCTCGCATCTGGATGCGCTGCTCGCCCTCCCCAATGAGCCGATGACTCGAAACGGTGACCTCGTCGACCTTTCCGGTGCTGACGCCGGGCTGGAGATTCTTGACCTCGCCCGCCGATGCCGGGTGCTCCTCGGGGACACCCTCCCGTCGGCACGCCATCTCCACGGCGTCATGTGTGGCTTCTGCGGATGGCCCGAGCTGTACGAAGTGCTCATCGATGGTGTCCACGCGGGGGCGACATGCCAGGGGTGCGGCAACGACTACGACGCCGCTGGCTACCGCGACCTCCTCTCCCAGCAAGCGCGCCGTGCCCGCACCCATGCCCGTCGCATGGTTTCTGTCGCGGAAGGCGATGACGACTCCACACGGCGGGCTTGAGCGCCACGTTGCTTCGCTGGACAAGGAGTCGATCAGTATGTATCAATGGCTCCTGATGGTGGAATCGCCATCCCAAAATGCAGCCCTCGCAAGGACATGTCCCTCGAGGGCTTTCGCATGTCTGGGGGTGACCGGGTATGCACAGCAGCGAGCCGATCACCATCAACCAGGCCGCAGAACGCCTTGGCCGCCTGCCCCGCACCGTGCGCACCTGGGCCTCCCGCTACAGAGCTCGGCGCCTTCTGAAACACGGGCATCTGGCCTGGTATGACTGGCACGACCTCGCTACGATCGCCCGCCAGATCCACCTCGGGCTGCCTGTGCCGACCAGCGCCGAGGCTCGTGATCAGCTGAAACAAGAAGGCCCGCGGAGTGCGGGCTTTTCGCATATGAGGGACTCCCGCTAGGGAGGGCGATCAGGGATGGGAACCTCGCCCGTCCCCGGTCCACCGCCGACTGGCAGACCGTCCGAGCATTACTGGAGGACCACGTGGCCGACTTCACGTTCAATATCGCATTGGGGCGCGTTGCCGAGCTCTACTGGCGGGTCAAGAACAGCGACCCTGCAAACTCCGCCCTACTGGTGGTCGCCCTGGCCGCGACCGGCGTCGAAACCGACGCGGTCCTGCGAGACAAAGACACGCTGGCCGACGTCGTGGCCGGCACCACCAACGAGGCCACCAACGTGGGCTACGCCCGCAAGGTGCTGGCCGCAGCCGACCTGGCGGCGTACGCCCCCGACGACGTCAACGACCGCACGGACTTGGATATCCCCGATCAGACGTGGACCGCCGTCCAAACGTCACCGGGAGCCTGGGCGAAACTGCTCATCTGCTACCGACCCGCGACCGGCTCGGCCGACAACGCCGTCATCCCGCTGACCGCGCACGACTTCCCCGAAGTCCCCAGCGGCAGTGACATCGTCGCGCAGATCAACGCCGCCGGGTTCTACCGCGCGAGCCCACCGGCGTAATGGCGATCATCGCCGAGGACTTCGAAGACGCCGGCTACGCCTTCCCCATCACGGGCACCTGGGCCCGGTCCACCGTCACCCCCCGCGCCGGCAGTTGGTGCTTCAAATCCGGCACAATCGACCACGGCGCAACCACGGATGCGACGATCACCGTTCCCGCCGGCGCTACGACTATGCGGTTCTGGTACCGCGTCAGCAGCGAGAGCGGTTTTGACTTCTTCCGGGTGCTCGTCGGCGCCTCCACGGTGCTGGAGACGTCGGGCACCGTAGCCTGGACCCAATCGGCCGAGATCAATGTCGTCGGAGCCTCCCAGGTCACCTTCCGCTACACCAAGGACAGCTCGCAAGTCGCCGGCGAGGACGCCGCCTATATCGATGACCTGTCGTTCACCGCGCCGGATCCGATCAGGCGCAATACCTTCAACGGCGGCACCCATGGTGCAGCGATCACCACGGCGAACTCCGGCAGCAGCGGCAACCCGTTCGACAGCGTCGTCGCTTCACCGCAGTACAGCAACTTGCGAGCCGCTGGCCCTTCCGGCCTGTCTGTGGTCAACCCCACCGCCGGCGTCGACACCCACCTGGACTGGATCGGCGTCGCCCAGTCCGGAGACGTTTTCTGCGCCCGGCTGTACATGTACGTGGTGGGATATCCGGCCGGGGTGCAGCGTGTCTTTGTGCTGCTTGGTAGCGGTAACGTCTTTGTCTCGGCTGTATGGCTCTTTCCCGCCGGGCAGATCGCGGTATTCGTCGACTACTCGTCGACGCAGGCCATTATCACTACCCAGGTCGTTCCGCTGGGGCAGTGGATTCGTGTCGAGCTGCGCTACACGATCAACGCGGGCGGCTCCGGCACCGTCGAGTTATGGCAGTACTTCGATGCCGACTCCACCGTAGAAACCGAGTACCTCAGCTCGGCGACCCTGACGTGGCCGGGCGGGAAACCTTCAGCCGCCGAGTTCCATCTGCAGCGGGACGCCGGCGGCTACTGGCACCTGGACAACCCCGCCGTTGCCGGCTTCAAACTCGGCCCGGCTCCCTACGTCCGCCGCGGGGGAGAGACCGATACCGCCCAGCCCGTCACCGGCCGGAAAGTGCGCCTCATCGGCCAGGCCCTCGAAGCCGACCTCGCGCGGCCCGTCACGCGGCGTAAGGTCCGCTTCGTCGGCCAGGCTGCCGAGACCGATACCGCCCAACCGGTCCGCGTGCTCAAGGCCCGGCTGCTCGGCCAGGCCGCTGAGGCCGATGCCGCCTACGAGATCCTCCCGAAGAGCGGAACCCCCGTCCGACCGGCCGCCGAGCTCGACCTCGCCCAGCCGATCAGCGGCCGGAAAGTGCGCCTGCTCGGCCAGGCCATCGAGACCGACCTCGCGCAGCTGATTGCCACCCAGAAGGTCCGCCTGCTCGGCCAGGCCATCGAGATCGATCGCGCCGAGCCGATCCGCGGGCGCTCCACCGTCCGGCCCGCCGCCGAGACCGACCTCGCGCGGCCGATCACCGGCCGGAAAGTGCGCCTCATCGGCCAGGCCGCCGAGACTGGTACCGCGCGGCCGATCAACGCCCAGAAGGCCCGGCTGCTCAGCCCGGCTCCCGAGCTCGACCTCGTCCAACCGGTCATCCAGCGGAAGGTCCGCGTCGTCGGCCCGGCTGCTGAGGTCGACATCGCGCGGCCGGTCCGCGCCGCTGGCCTCGGCCAAGTCGCCGAGGTCGACCTCGCGCTACCGATCACAGGCCTGCAGTACCAGCCCCGGCCCATGAAGGCCTGCCCACCCCGTATCGCCTGGAGTGCCGTCTCACCCCGCACCCGCTGGTCTGCCGGCTCACCCCGGATGTAGAGGAAGGACACATGGACCCGATCTCGTCCCTGTCCAGGCCGTACCTGTACATCTGGGTGGAGGGTGCGCGCGGCACCGAGCCCGTGGAGGTCGCGTTCGTTAACCCCGGGGCCGAGCCGGTCACCGGCGACTGGCACCCTGCCGCCTGGGACGCCGATAGCGTCACCGCCAAAGGCGCCGACGCCCGGATCCTCATCGGCCCCGGCGGAGAGGTGGTCCTGGCTGACGGCACCTACGACGCATGGGTACGTGTCACCGGCCCCGTGGAGCGGCCCGTGCTCTGGGCGGGGCAAGTCCCCATCACGTAGCAGGAGGTGCCTGATGCCCGGATGGAAAGGCAGCTCACGGCGCGCCAGACTGCCGTCCGGCTGGGCAGCGGTCATCCGGCCGGCCGTCCTGGAGCGTGACGGCCACCGCTGTACGCACACCCGACCCGATGAGACGCGCTGCACGCGGCGCGCGACCGATGTCGACCACCTGGGAGACCCGAACGACCACCGTTTGGAGAACCTCGCTGCTAAGTGTTCCTGGCATCACCTCCTGAAGAGCGGAGGCCAGGGGGGGCGAGCAGCTGCAGCACGACGCATCCCGAGCAACCGGCCACCCGAACCGCATCCGGGCCTGCACTGAAGGGAGGTGCACGTGGCGGGTAGTGACATCAGCCGCATCATGCAAAGCCTCGGCATCACCCTCGACCTCAGTGATGGAGACCTTGTCTCCGACCTCATCCTCATCGCGAAGATCCACAAACCGGACGGTGGCGTGACCCTGATCAGTCGCACATCTGAGGGCACCGACTGGATCACACGAAGAGGAATGATCGCGGCGGCGAACGAAGTCGACGCGACGGGCTACCGCGATGCCGATGACACAACGTGACGACCCCAGGGGGGCGCCCCGCCCCCCTGGGGGTAGGGTCCCCGCTGCGTCATAGCCGCTGCCACCCGCTACGGGTTTTCGGGGCCGCGAACCCCGGCGAGCACGGCCCGCGACTACGCATCGTAACGGCCGCTGGAGGTGAGCGATGGGCGAGCGAGGACCGGTCCCCAAGCGGTCTGACCAGCGCAGACGGACGAACAAACCGGCGGACGCAGCCCGGGGCGAGGTCACCACGGCGCCGGCGGGGAAGACGGTGGCGATCCCTGCCGCGAACCCGCGCTGGCACGCGCTGGCGAAGGAGTGGTACGCCTCGCTCGCCGAGTCCGGGCAGTCAACGTTCTACGAGGCGAGCGATTGGGCGACCGCCAAGGTGTGGGCCGAGCTGCTGTCGCGGGAGTTGCGGAAGCGCAGCCGCGTCTCGGCGCAGATGATCGCCGCGTGGGCGGGCGGTGCGACCGAGCTGCTGACCACCGAGGGAGCACGCCGGCGGATGCGGGTGGAGCTGCAGCGCGGCGGCGAAAGCGACGAGGACGAAGAGGCCGCGGTGGTCGCGCTCGATGCCTACCAAGCGCGTCTCTCCGGATAGCCGCCTCGTCACCATGCCTGAGGGTCTGCCGCGGCTGACCCTGGGCTGGGAGATGATCCGCTGGGCGAGCAAGTACATGCGCCATCCCAACGGTCCGCGCGCTGGGAAGCGTTGGCAGTTCGTCGACTCTCAGCTGCGGTTCACGCTGTGGTTCTACGCCCTCGACGAGAACGGCGCCTGGCTGTTTCACCGGGCGGTACGGCGTCTGGCCAAGGGGTCCGGCAAGAGCCCGTTCGCCGGTCTGTTCGGGCTGGGTGAGCTGACCGCGCCGGTACGGCTGGACGACTGGGACCCGCAGATGCCCGGCGGGGTGCGCGGCCGCCGCGTGACGATGCCGCTGGTGCAGATTGCGGCCACTGCGGAGTCGCAGACCGAGAACACCATGCGCATGATCCGGGCCCTGGCGCCGAAGGGCAGTCGGCTGGTGCGCGACTTCAACCTCGATCCGGGCAAGACGCAGTACTACATGCAGCCCGAGGGGTCCCTGGGGGTGCTCACCTCCTCGACCGTCTCCGCTGAGGGTGGCGAGGCGACGTTCATCGTCGGTGACGAAACCGAGCACTGGACTCCGAGCAACGGCGGCCCGGAGTTCTACAACACCCTGGCTGACAACCTGGCCAAAAGCGGCAGCCGGATGCTGGAGACCTGCAACGCCTGGAAGCCCGAGCGCGGCAGCGTCGCCGAGGCCTCCTACCTGGCGTGGCTGGCGCAGGAGGAAGGCAAGACCCGCGGCAAGACGAAGATCTTGTACGACGCGCGGATCGCACCGCCGGACACCGACATGACTGACGAGGCATCGCTGCGCCGGGCGCTGGACTTCGTCTACGACGACTGCTGGTGGGTCAACAGATCGTTCATCATCGAACGGATCTGGGACCCCTCCAGCGAGCCCGACGACTCCGAGCGCAAGTACATGAACCGGCCGACGGCGTCGAAGGACGCCTGGCTGAAATCTGCACAGTGGGACGCCTGCGCGGACCCGTCCAAGACACTCGCCGACGGCGACCAGGTGGCGCTCGCCGCCGACCTGTCCAAGTCCGGCGACGCCACAGCGATTGTCGTGTGCCGCATCTCCGACGGGTGCTTGTTCGTGTGGGATGTCTGGGAGCCGCCGGACGGGCCCGAGGCCGAGGACTGGGAGGTTCCCCGCCGCGAGCTCGACGCCTCGGTCGCCCGGGCCTTCGACAAGCTCGACGTCGTGGCGTTCTATGCCGAGCCCGGCCCGCTGCTTTCCTACGTCGACCAGTGGGGTGAGAAGTACGGCGCCAGGGTGTGCGTGCGCTCCAACCCCAAGAACGCTGTCCGCTTCGACATGCGATCCACCCAGGACACCACCACGGGCGCACCGGGCAAGGAACGGGCCGCGGTGCTGCGCCGGTTCACCGAGGAGTGCGAAGCGACGCACGCCGCGGTGGTCGCCGGCGACCTGACCCACGACGCCGACCCGCGGCTACGGCGCCACGTGCTCAACGCCCGCCGACGGCCGAACAACTACGGCGTCGGCATCGGGAAAGAGAGCCGCCATTCCCGTAACAAGATCGACGGCGCGGTGACGGCCGTCATCGCCCGCCTGGCCCGCAAGGACTACCTGGCCCTGCCCGAGTCTCGTCGGCGCCGCAAGAGGAACGGAAGGGTGGTGGTGCTGCGGTGAACATCGACCTGAGTCAGCCTGACGACGCGATCCTGCGGACGCTGATTCGCCGTATCCAGAAGCGTCAGCGGCGCCTAGACGAGCTGGACGCCTACTACGAGGGCGACCTGCGCCTGCAGGCGCTCGGCCTGGCCCTGCCGCCCGAGCTCGCCGCGCTGCAGACGGTCGTCAACTGGCCCGGCATGTATGTCGACGCGCTGGAAGAGCGGCTCGATGTTGAAGGGTTCCGGCTCGGCGGATCGGCCCGGACTGATGATCGGATGTGGGACTGGTGGCAGGCCAACGACCTGGACGAGGAGAGCGGGTCGGCTCACCTGGAGTCGTTCATCGCCAGCAAGGCGTTCGTATGCGTCGGGACGCCGGACGACGCCGGCGGAGACGCGGCGCCGGTGATCACGGTCGAGTCGCCCCGGTACATGGCCACGGCCACCGACCCGCGGAGTCGCACCGTGGAGGCCGCGGCCCGCCTGTACGGCGACGTCGACGAGGACGGGCGCCGGCGCAAGCCGACGCACGCGACCCTGTATCTGAACAACCGTACGGTGCACTACCGGCGCCGCGACGGCTGGGAGGTCGACTACATTGACGACCACAAGCTGGGGCTGAACCTGGTCGTGCCGATGCCCAACCGGCCCCGGGCCCAGTACCGCGACGGATACACCGAGATGCGCGACATCATGGGCCTGACCGATGCCGCGTGCCGGACGCTGACGAACTTGCAGGGGGCCCAGGAGCTGCTGGCGGTCCCGCAGCGCTACGTGCTGGGAGCCACCGAGGAGGACTTCCGCGACCAGGACGGCAAGGTGCTCACCGCGTGGGAGGCCTACCTGGGACGGTTCCTGACCTTGGGGAACCATGAGGCGAAGGCCGGTCAGTTCTCGGCCGCGGACTTGCGCAACTTCACGACCGTGCTGGAGTGGTACGCCCGCGCGGGCGCGTCGGTGACCGGCCTGCCCGCCCACTACTTCGGCCTCACCTCCGAGAACCCCGCCAGCGCGGACGCGATCCGCGCCGGGGAGGCCCGCTTGATCAAGAAGGCCGAGCGGGCGGCGCGAACCCGGTCCGGGCCGTGGGAGCAGGTCATGCGCCGCGGCCTGGCAGTCACCGGCCGGGACCCGAACGAAGCGATCCGGTTGGAGACGGTCTGGCGCGATGCGGCCACGCCCACGTTCGCGGCCAAGGCCGATGCCGTGGTCAAGCTGCACGCTGCCGGCATCCTGCCGCTGGAGGCGGCCTGGGAGCAGATGGGCTGGGGTCCGGAGTACCGGCGCCGGCTGCGCCGCCTCAACAGCGATGACCCGGCCGTGCGCTACCTGGAGGCCAACGCCGACAAGACCGCCCCCGGCGCCGGCAACCCCGACCCGAAGGACCCGGATAACGAGGGCGAGGGCGAATGACGCCGCAGGAGTACCGGGCCGCCCGCCGCTCGGCCGCCCAGCAACTGCTGGCCCTGGTGCTGCCGCTGCTGGGCCTGATGCCCGCCCGCCCGTCACCGGGCCAGTGGAAGGCAGTCACCGATGCCCTGTACCCGCTGGTGTACCGGTCGCGGACCGACGCCCACCGGCTGGCCGAGCGCTTCTACCGCGACCAGCGCGTAGCTCAGGGCGCGGCCGCGGGGCCGGTGGAGTTCCCGCGCCGCAACTACCGACCTGAGGCCCTCGCTGTAGCGCTGGAGCGCGGCGTCCGCTCGCGCCTGGAGGCCCTGCCCGAGGGGCAGGAGGTGCCGCGCGTCATCATCACCGAGGCGGCCGCGGTGGTGGAGCGGCACGTGGCCGACGCCGGCCGGGAGGCGGTCGCGGATGCCGCCCGCCACGATCCCGAAGCCCTCGGCTACGCCCGCGTCGCCACGGGAGTGAGCACGTGCGCGTTCTGCCTGATGCTCGTCTCCCGGGGCCCGGTGTACAAGAACGCCTCGGCGGCGCTGCTGCGCGACGGCGGCGGTGAGCCGTACCACAACCGGTGCGACTGCCTGGCCGTACCAGTGTTCGACCGGAAAGCCTGGCCGGGCCGTGAGGACTACCTGGCGGCCGAGGCCACCTGGCAGGAGGCCGGCAGATCCTTGTCGGGCCTGCGCCGCCACCTCGACGACCAGAGGCGGCGGACCGCTGAAGAGCCGGCCGTCGCCTGACTCCACAGGCCATTCGCCGACCAGATGAAACCGTAGCCCGCCCGTCCAGGAGAGCCGCATGCCCGACTACCGAGACCGCAACAACGGCTACGTGCCCGAGAAGCTGTTCCTCAGCCGACGGCCACACCTCGCTGAGATCGGATTCCGCAAGGACCCGGAGACCGGGCACAAGGCGCCCCTCAAGGCCCGGGTCGCGCATGGCCTCGCCGATGAGCTGAACCGGGAGAGCCACTGGCAGTGGGCCGACGTCTTCGGCGACGGCACTCACTGGTCCCGCTTCCAAGGCCACCGTGTCCAGATCGACGTCACGTTCCGCACCGAGAACCGTCGGGAGGTGAACGACTGGAAGGGCCGTGACGAGATCCGCGCCGGAGGCGAGTGGACGCTCGCGTTGAACCGCCAGCAGTGCTGGGAAGGGTTCATCCACCCCGACCCGCTCGCCACCCTGCGGACGATCCCCCGCATCATCGAGCAGCTTCTCGACCACTCGTTGATCGACTGGTTGGACGAGAAGCCCGCCGCCGAGCAGCTCCTCGGTCGGCGCGTCTACTACGAGCACACCCCGGCCGTGGTGTCCTCGACGAGTGTGTTACCCGAGGGCTGCGTCATGCTCAAGCCGGTCGGTGCCGAGTTCTTCCCGCCCGCTGTGTACGACCTCGACGAGGGCGACGACGGTGACCAGGGCGAACGCCGCGCGTACAAGGTGGACCTGCTGTCCCCGCACGTGTGGTGGTGGCGGAAAAAGTCCTATGGCGGTGAGCCGACGCGCACCGCTTGACCCCATAGACCACCCGCCCAGTGCGGGGAGCGCCACGGCCGCGCACCAGGCCGGACAGTACGCCGACGGGCTCACGGAGAAACTCATGATCATCAAACGCGCCCTGCCCACCCATCCCCGCACCGGGCTTCTCGCCATCGGCATGATGCGCGACGGCCGGCCGATCTGGCCGGTGCTCGGCGGCAACGGCGAAGGCACCCCGGCCAGCGGCCAGGACGGCGACGGCGGGACGGGCGGCACCCCGGGCGCAGGCGACGGCGGCAGTAATCCGCCGCCGGGCAACAGCACTTTCACGCAGGCCGACGTCGACCGGATCGTGTCCGAACGGCTCGCCCGTGATCGGGCGAGGTACGCCGATTACGACGCCCTGAAGACGAAGGCGGGCAAGTTCGACGAGCTCACCGAAGCGCAGAAGACCGAGGCGCAGAAGCGCGAGGACGAGCTGCTGGCTGCCACCACTCGCGCGGTCGCCACGGAGGTCGAGCTCTGGAAGGAGCGGGCCGCGCGCAAGCACGGCCTGGACGAGGAACTGCTGCAGTTCCTCGGCGGCACCACCGAGGCCGAGGTTGAGGAGCGCGCAAAGACGCTCGCGAGCAAGGTCCAGTCCGGAAGCGGCGGTCAGCAGGGCGGGCCGCGCCTCCCGGCGCCGGACCCCTCCCAGGGGCGCGGCACTGGCAAGGGCGGCGCCGGCGGCAGCGTGGCGGCGGGCCGCGACCTCTACCAGCAGCGCCACAAGAAGACCTGACCCAAGGAGAGCCATGGACCTCAGCATGAGGACCGAGACCTGGGCCACGGACGACCAGTCCTGGCTGGGGTCCGCGCACGGTACCGACGCCGGGCGCAGCATCACCCTGGACACCAGCACGTTCACGCCCGGGACCCACTACCCGGACGGGCACTTCCCCTCCGGCCTGCCCCTGGGGCGGATCACCGCGACGGGCAAGTACGGCCCGTACGCCGGCCGGAGCAACGAGGTGCAGACCGTCACGATCACGGGCGGCCCGACCGGCGGCACGTACACGCTGACGCTGGACGGGGAGACCACCGCGGCGATCGCCTACAACGCCAGCGCCGCCGCGGTGCAGGCCGCGCTGGAGGCGCTGAGCAACGTCGAGCCGGGCGACGTCGCCGTCACCGGGGGCCCGCACCCGGGGACCGCCGTCGCGGTTGCGTTCGGCGGCCGTTTCACCGGCAAGAACGTGCCGCAGATGAGCGCCGCGAGCGGCTCGCTGACCGGTGGTGCCGCTCCGGCCATCGCCGTCACCACCGGCACTGCCGGCGGGTCGGCGGTCGGCGACGGCCGCGAGGTGCTGGCCGGGTTTCTGCTCACCGCGGTTCGGGCCCCGGCGAACAGCGCCGTCGACGCCGCCGGCGTGCTGCTGTGGCATGGCGCCGTCATCGAGTCCAAGCTGCCGATCGCCGTCGACGCCGCGGGTAAGAGCGACGTCGCCGGCCGGATCGCGTTCTTCTGAGAGGAGTGACATAGATGCTGCTCAACACCGATTACGCGCTGCCGGCCGAGCTGACCGGATACGTGCGGGCCGCCCTGGCGGACATGCCGGTGAACCAGTTCCAGCTCGCGCGCTGGCTGCCGAACAGGACCATTGACGATCTGCAGTACCGGTTCGTCCGCGGCGGCCAAGGCCTTGCCGAGGCCGCGACCTTCCGCGCCTACGACGCTGAGTCGCCGATCGGGAGGCGTGAGGGCGTGACCCGGGTGACCGGGGAGCTGCCGCCCATCAGCCGGAAGATCCGGCTGGGGGAGTACGACCGGCTGCGCCAGCGCCGGGCCGATGGGCAGGTCCGCGGCCGGATCCTGGACGACGCCCGCACCATGACCCGGGCGGTGGCCACCCGCATGGAGCTGGCCCGCGGCGAGGCGCTCTACTCCGGCAAGATCATGCTGGATGAGAACGGCGTGATCGCCGAGGTCGACTTCGGCCGCAAGGGCTCGCACATGGTGGCGCCGGCCACGCTGTGGTCCAACACCGGTGCTGCGACGCCGCTGGTCAACCTGCTGGCGTGGCTGGACATCTACACCGCCACCAACGGCGCCGGCCCGGGCGCGATCCTCACCTCCCGACGGGTGATGTCGCTGATGATGGCCAACGCTGAGCTGCGGGCGCTGGTGGCCACCACCGCGGGCACTCCCAGCGTGGTGAGCCGGGACGCGATCAACGCAGTGCTGCAGGCCTACGGACTACCGCCGGTCCACATCTACGACACGCAGGTGTCGGTGAACGGCTCAGCAACCCGGGTCATCCCCGATGACCGGCTGCTGTTCCTGCCCGCGCCGGTCGACCCGGACGACTTCGACTCCAGCGAGCTTGGCGCGACGCTGTGGGGCACCACCGCCGAGGCGCTCGAGCCGGAGTACGCGATCGAGGACGGCGAGGAGGCGGGCATCGTCGCCGGGGCCTACTCCACCAAGGACCCGGTCGCCGTGTGGACCAAGGCCGCAGCGATAGGGCTGCCGATCCTGGCCAACCCGGACCTGACGCTGGTCGCCGACGTCGCCTGATCGGAGGGAGCTGCCCCATGTCGTACAGCCTGACGACCTACGTGCACGTGATCGAACTGCCCGGCCCCGGCAGCAAGGGGCGCAGCGGCGTGTTCGGGCCCGGTGAGGCGCTGCCCATCTGGGCACTGGAGGCCATCACCAACCCCGACGTCTGGGTCGGTGGCCGGGTGCCGGCGCACATCGCCGACGCCGTCGACCGGCCGCCCGCCGCGGGACAGGCCGCCTCTGGGGTCCGTCCGGCTGGGCCGTCTGCCCCCGAGCGGGAGCCGGAGGCTAGCCGGCCGGCGCCGCGGGCGACCAAGGACGAGTGGGCGCGCTACGTGCTGTCCCTCGGTGCCCGTACCGAGGCCGAGCTGGAAGGCCTCACGAAAGCCGAGCTCGTCGAGCTCGTCGATCAGGACGAGGAGTAGGGGAACCGGTGGCGTACGCGACCGTGGAGGACGTGCGGGCGCGCAGCGACAAGCCCCTCACGGCCGAGCAGGAGGCCCTGGCGGCGACGCGGCTGGGTGACGCCGAGCTGCGGATCCGCCGTCGCGTGCGCGACCTGGACGCGCGCGTCGCCGACGCCGAGTACCGCAAGGTCGTGGTGATGGTCGAGGCCGAGGCGGTGCTGCGGGTGCTGCGCAACCCGGAGGGCTTCAACTCCGAAACCGACGGCGACTACTCCTACAGCCGATCGCCGCTGGTGGCCTCCGGCCGGATCGGCATCCTGGAAGAGGAGTGGGAGATGCTCGGCGTCGGGTCCCGCCGCGCCGGGACCGTCGCGCCCACGATCGGCACGCCGCGGAGAGGCCCGGTGCACCGCCGCGGCCGACCGTACGACGCTGGCCCGCGGGGGCCGTGGTGAGGGGGCCGCGGTGAGCCTGCTCGACGACGGCCCCGACGAGGTCCTCATCTATCCGGAAACCACCACTACCGACGACCGCGGCAACGAGGTGCGCGGCCCGTCGGCGGTGCCGGTCGCGCTGCGGTGCCGGGTGCAGCCGGTCACCTCCGACGAGGCGGCCGTCGCCGGCCAGCAGGTGGCCACCACCTACCGGCTCATCACCCGGTCCGCGCCGCTGGGGGCATGGGCGCGGGTGGTGTGGGACGGCCGGGAGTGGGACGTCGTCGGCGAACCCCAGAAGTCCAACGGCAGCCCCCGCACCCGCCACATCACCGCGCTGCTGCGCGCGAGAGGAGCACCCTGACATGGCCCAGGTCTACGCCGGCATCAACCGGATCGTCTCCCGGGAACCGGGGGTAAAGGCCGCAGTGCGCGCGAAGGCCGAGGAGATCGGCGGCCGCGGCCGCGCCTTTCTCGCCGCACACCGGGACACCGGCGCCGCCGCGGTCGAGGTGACCAGCGGCCGGGTCGACTCGGTCGTGAGCCTGGTCGACCCGAACGCGCTCAGCATCGAGTACGGGCATGCCGCCTACACCCGCAAGGACGGCCGCGAGGTCGGCGCCTCCCAGGGCCTGTACGTCATCCATCGGGCGGCAGGGCTGCAATGAGCGGGCATGCCCCGGACTGCTGGCGCGATCCGGCGCATCACGTGTGCGCGGCGGCCGCCGCCGCCCGCGCCGAGGGCGAGCGTGATGAGGCCCGGCGCGCGGCCGCTGAGGCCTACCAGCGGCTGGCCGGCCACGAGGCGCTGCTGATCGAGACGGCCGCGAACCGCGTTGCCGACCAGCTGGCCCTCGATCGGGTGGCCGGCCTGCTGGCCGCCTACCGCGCCGACCTGGAAACCAAGGGCATCGAGTGGCACCCGCGGTTCCGCTCGGCGGTCGAGAAGGTCATCGACCAGCTCGGCGGGGCGCTGCACGGAGGGAGGGAGGATGCCTCCGCCTCCACGGCTGCTGCCCAGCGTCCATGACCTGCTGCTCGGGTTGCTGCGGGCGCCGCTGGCCGCTGCCTACCCCGGGGTGACGGTCGGCACGCTGATTCCCGCTCGGATGACGTATCCGTTCGTGCTGGTCCGCCGCGCCGGCGGCGCCACCATCGACCCCCGGTTCCTGGACCGGCCGCTGGTGGACGTGCAGACCTGGGACACCAACGACCGGCAGGCCGAGAACCTCGTCGAGTCCGCGCGGGCCCTGCTGGTGCTGGCCTGGCGGCGGCAGACCGTCGTGCCCGGCGTCGGCTCCATCTCCTTCTTCCGCGACCAGGCCATGTCGACGCTGCTGCCCGACCAGACCGTCCCGGACGGCGTCTACCGCTACCAGGCCACCGTCGAGCTCGCCGTACGACCTGCCCGCTGACAGCCCGGCCCCAGGTCCGCGCCCCTGTTGATCACCCGTGACCCCTGGAGGTCTTTGTGCTTGACGATGACGCCACAGTTGTCCCGGCGATCGGCCATTTCTTCTTCAACCCTGCCAAGGGGGCGGCCAAGCCGGCCAACGTGCTGGCTCCTCCCGCGCCGTGGATCGACTTCGGGCACACCGCGCTGGAGGATCCGTTCGGCCTCACCAGTGAGGGCGGGGAGACCACCACGCTGGGCACCTGGCAGAACAAGTCCCTGCGCAACGTCACCTCGCCGCGCGTGCGGGCGGTGACGTTCGTGGCGCAGCAGTGGGACGAGCAGAGCTACAAGCTGTACTTTGGCGCCAACGGTGCGATGAGCGGCCGCTACTTCCGGGTCCCGGTGAACCCAGTCGAGACCACCGGCACCCTGATGGTCGTCGTCGAGGACGGCATCGAGCAGCTCGGCATGTACTTCCCCAACGTGTCGATTGCCCAGGCCGACGACATCGAGTTCAACGCAGAAGAACTGGCCGGACTGCCGCTGCGCGCCACGATCCTGGGAACCTCCGGCCAGAACTGGCCGTTCGAGATCAGCCCGAAGGGCGACCTGCTCGCCCAGACGCTGGAGGTCACCCCGGCGGCACCGAGCGTCGTCATCGGCGCCACCAGCCAGCTGGCCGCCACCGCCACCTACCCCGACACCGCCACCCGGAACGTCACCGCCGCCGCGGCCTGGTCGACGTCGAACCCGGCGATCGCGACCGTTTCGGCGGCCGGCCTGGTGACCGGGGTGGCCGCGGGCACGGCGACCATCACGGCCACCTACGCGACGCTGACCGATACCGCGGCCGTGACCGTGACCGTGAGCTGACCCCATTGAACGCGGGCGGCGCCGGTTGCGCGGACCTCCGCCGCCGCCCGTCTCCACCTGAAGGTCCGTACCCCCTTGGAGGTCCGCATGCCGCAGATCACCCTCGCAGACATCAAAGAAGCGGCCGACCGCAAGTTCGGCCCCCTCGTGATCGACATGGGCGACGGGCAGTCCGTCACCCTCCTCAACCCTTTGCGCATGCCGAAGACGGCCCGCACGAAACTCACCGCCCTGCAGAAGGAACTCGACGGTGAAGACGCCACCGACGAGAGCGCCGAAGCGGCACTCCCGAAGATCGTCCGGCTGGTAGCGGCGTCCAAAGCCGACGCCGACCGGCTGCTCGCCGCGGTCGGCGACGACCTCGCCACCATGCAGGAGATCTTCGAGGAATACGCCAAGGCCACCCAGCCGGGGGAAGCCTCGGCCTCGCCGACCTCATAGACCGGTACGGCGAGGCTGTCCACGCCGACCTGCTGCGGCACTACGGAATCGACCTGGTCGACGTCGCCGCCGGACGCACCTCCTACGCCCCCCGCCTGCTGATCGGCCTGCTCAGCGAACTGCCCGAGGATTCGGCGCTGACCGCCGCGATGCGCGGCGGCCCCGAATGGCGGGGCTGGACCCGGCAGACCATGGTGCTGGCCGACCTGTATGACGCGATCGGCCGCCTGACGCAGGCGGCCGGCCGGTGGCGGCGCAAACCACCGAAGGTTGCGCCGTACCCGCGGCCCAAGGCACGCCGGCGGCGGGTGACCACGATGGCCGACATCAAGCGCACGTACCTGTCGCGCTGACCGCATCTCCACAACCGCATAGATCGATGCCCCGGGGGGTGAGCTGTGGCTACGTCGTCCCGGGTTGTCGGCAGGGTCTCGGTGCGAGTGATGCCCGACACCAGCCGATTCAAGGATGCGCTGGTCAAGTCGCTGGAGCGGCTGGAGCGGGTGCTCGAGGTCAAGATCCCCACCGCGCTGGACACGGCGCGGCTCGCCGCGCAGGCGGTGACGGCCAAGCGGACCTTGCAGGACAAGCTCGGCAGCGTCGACACCCGGGTCAACCTCGACACCACCCGGGCCGAGGCCCAGATCGGGCAGGCCACCCGGGATCGGGCGGTCACGATCCGCGCCAAGGTCGACGAGGGCCCCTTGGCGCGACTGGCGGCCATCGCCGGATCGGCGGTCCGGTTCGCCGCGCTGGCCACGTCGATCGGCCTGGCCGCGAACTCCGCGACACAGCTCGTCGCGGCCCTGATCCCCGCGGCCGGGGCGATCCTCGCCCTGCCCGCCGCTATGGCGGTAACCCGGGCGGCCACGGCCACCCTCAAGGTCGGATTGTCCGGCGTCGGCGAGGCCATGGGCGCCGTCGCCGAGGGGGACGCCACAAAGCTCGCCGAGGCGATGAAGGATCTGTCCCCAAGCGCCCGCGCGTTCGTCCTTGAGGCGGCCCGCCTCAAGGACGCCTTCGAGCCGGTCCGCCAGGCGGTCCAGCAACGCCTGTTCCAAGGGCTGGCCGGGTCGCTGCGCACGATGGCCGGCAACCTGCTGCCGACCGTGAAGACCGGCATGGTCGGTGTGTCCGGCGCTTTGAACGGCATGGCCAAGCAGGCCATGGCCACCATGTCGACGCCGATGTTCAAGGGCGACCTGCGCAAGATCTTCTCCGGCACCACGCAGGTGCTCAACACCTTCAAAGGCGCGATCGGCCCGCTGATCACCCTCGTGACACGGCTCGCCATCGCCGGCCTTCCGCTGGTGAAGCGGTTCGCCTCCTGGGCGAGCAGCGGTATCAAGGCCGCCGCGGCGTTCGTCACCTCCGAGCGCGGCGCGGCCAAGCTCGCCGGCATTGTGAAGCGCGCCGGCGACACCTTGGCGCAGCTCGGCCGGATCGCCGCCAACATCGGCGGCTTCCTGGCCTCGTTCTTCCGGGGCGCCAACGCCGACGGCGCGGGACTGCTGGCCACGATCGAACGGCTGACGGCCCGCATGTCCGCCTGGGCGAGCAGCACCCAGGGGCAGCAGCAGATCGCGAATGTCTTCGCGACGCTCGGTCAGACCGCGTCCGCACTCGGCGGCATCCTGCCGATCCTGGTCGGCCCGCTGACCGCGATCGCGGGGATCATCACGTCCCTGCCGCCCGGCGTCCAGGGCACGGTGACGCAGTTCCTGGCCTGGTCTGTCGTCATCGGCGCCCTCGGCGGCAAGATCTGGTCGCTGATCACCGGGATCGGCACCCTGGTGAGCGGCATCGGCAAGATCGGCCCCGCTGTCGCCAAGATCGGGTCGGGGGCCGTATGGTTTGCGGGCCTTGCCGCGGCCGCCGGTCGGGCCGCTGTCTCGGTCGTCGCTGCCGCCGGCCGGATGGCCCTGTCGCTGGCGGCCGCCAGCGCGTCCTTCGTCGCCTCGGCCGCCCGCATGGTCGCCTCCATGGCGGTCACCGCCGCCCGGGTGGCGGCCGGTTGGGTGCTGATGGGCGTCCAGGCCATGGCGCAGGCCGTACGGATGGCGGCCGCCTGGGTGATCGCGATGGGTCCCATCGGGTGGGTCATCGCCGCAGTGATCGCCCTGGTCGCCCTCATAGTGGCGAACTGGGACACCATCAAGGCCGCCATCTCGGCCGCCTGGGAGTGGATCAAGCAGAAGACCGCCGAAGTCTGGAACGCGATCACCTCGTTCCTGGCCGGGCTGTGGAACGGGATCAAGTCCCTTTTCACCACCTACCTGAACGCCGTCCGGACCGTCGTGATGACCGTCTGGAACGCCATCAGGTCCGCGACCAGCTCCGTCTGGAACGGCATCA